TAATTTCTTTAACACGATAAAGCGATTTCGTACACAATCAAAAAAGGAGTTGAAAAAATGACAGCCGAACGTGATATTCAAAATGCCATTCGCCTTGGATTAGCAAATCGTGGGCATTATGTATTCAGAGCCAACGTTGCCACTGTACGTTTACCTGATGGTCGGATATTCGATACTGGACTACCGAAAGGATTCCCTGATTTATTCGGATTTCGTGGAACTGATGGGAAGATATTTTTTATTGAAGTGAAAAATGAAAAAGGACAACTTCGAAAAGAGCAACAACACTTTCAAGAAGTGATGCAGTATAAACCAGCCTTATGCGGAGTAGCTCGAAGCGTTGAGGATGCAATACGAATTGTGGAGGAGTGATAGTGAATGAGTAAACGACTTAGACCAGCGCAATATAAAAGCATTGAAGATGAGATACGTTTTTATCATGATACAAAAAAAGAGTTGGAACAATTGCGAATCAATGTAGTTTTGGGTGCTTCATTTCAGGAGCAGCGGGATGAAAATACAGGTGGAAGTTCAAGCGGATATATAAGTAATCCAACTGAACAACGCGCAATGCTCTTACAAATGGATCGTCAGATTGAACGAAGGCAGAAAGTCATTTTAGCCCTCGATTCCGTTTTGAATAAACTTAGCGATGAAGATAAACAATTGATTCACTTCCGGTATTGGGATAGAGGGAAACCAACATGGGTATGGATTGCGAGTAAATTAAATATGGATGAAAGTACAGCGAGACGGAGAAGCCGAAAAATAATTATTGAGATTTCGAAAAGACTTGGGTATTAGATATAGATGGCTAGGTGTTAAGCTCCTAGTCATTTATATTTTTTTGAATTATAATTACTTTGAGGTGAAAAAAATGGAGACAGAATATATCAGAGTGAAATATTTTTTAGTTAGCACCCCAATTTTGATTGCAATGATATACGTTACATATAATTTTAGCTTTAGCGCCCTTTTAAAAGTGATTTTAACAACATCTTTTGCAGGAATTCTTTTATTTTTGTCAGATGAGGAGAAGTACAAGGAAATGAAAAAATATAGGTTGAATTTATTGAAAAATCATTTAATGCTCCTAGGAGTTGCGATTTTTTCATTTCTAATTTTTGGACGCGTTTTATTTTCTCCATCTGATAGTGAGATACTAAACTTTATCTTTCGTTTTTTTATTGCATTAGATTTTTTAGCTTTAAGTAATCTTTTTAGTGTAATAGTATTTTACTTGTTTACTTCGGAAAAATTCCTTAAAAAAATTAATTCCGAACTATAAGTCCCGCTTAATGCCCGTTTTGGCTATAAAAAACATGATATTATGCTAGTATGAAGTAATTTTCATAAGACAGCCAACCACTCCAAAATACTACTCACGGTTGGTTGTTGTTATTAATGGGGCTTCCTTAGCCTAGGACTGTGGCGGAATAGGTAGATGCGTACAAGTGGATTGGCCGGCTATATAAATCGTACGTTATATAGGCATGAGCACTTGTTTAAGGTAGTCAATCATGCAGGGTGCAAATCCCTGCCAGTTCTTTTCCCCCAGACACCTCTCGAAGAAGTGCCCCGTGTGGGGACGATATAAAAATAATGATAAAAGGAACAATCCAAGTAAAATAATAGTTGCTATTGATTGTTCCTTTTGGTTTTATTTCAATTTTTCTTGGATGGTTGATGGAATAGTATCATGAGAAACTTTTTCTTTGCTTGATATGATACTTCGTCTATCTTCCCAATGAATTAAGTAGTACTGATTGATTTCCATTTTATCCTGGGATTCCAATTTTAATTTACGTTCTTTTCCGTTTTTATCATAGCCAGAAACTTGATAATTATAATACGTATCTATTATTCCATCTGAAGCTTTTTCTTTCTTTACAATGGGGTTCTTGGTGATTTTGACATAATAATCTGTTGTCTTATAATAATTTTTCCCTACTAATGTTACACCTATACCTATTGCTAGAACGACAATTATTGCTATGATTCCTATTAATATTTTCTTCATAAGTAATCTCCTTCCTAATTTATATTTATTATATAAGTACTGGATGATTTGAAACATCGATGTTGCTTACAATCCACTTACAATTATGTCATAATTAAGAATGAAATAAACTGAGCAATAAAATGGGCTTAATTGCGATAATTTGTTATTCTATAATTCAATCATGCGCAAGCGAAAGGAGAAAAAATGAATAATTTAGAATTACCTCAAATAGGTTTAGGGACATGGCTCTTAACGGATTATAATGAATTGAAAGCAGCAATTCATGCAGCTTTAGAAGAGGGTTATCGTCACATTGATACAGCTCAAATGTACAACAATGAGGCTGACATCGGTTTAATTTTAGAAGCAGAAAAAATAGACCGAAACGATTTGTTTTTGACAACCAAAATTGCACCAATGAATTATTTAAAGCATACAAGGGCTTCAGTTTTTGGTTCTTTAAGGAGACTTAAAACGGATTATTTAGATCTAGTTTTGCTGCATGCAGAAATTCAAAGTGAGCTAAACTTACAGGCTTACAAGGAACTAATTGAGCTACAAAAAGAAGGTAAGATTAAGCATATTGGGGTATCTAACTTTTCGATTTCTGGAATTCAATACTTAATTGAAAAGACTGGCGTAAAACCTTATATGAATCAAATCGTATGTTCGCCTACTACACGACCTATTGAATTAGAAACCTTCTGTAAAGAAAATGATATTCAATTGACTGGCTACTCGATATTAAAACCTTACTTTACACCTAATCCTTTTTATCCTGAATCAGCACTTACATCTAGCGAAAAACAATTTTTAGACCAGCTTTGTGAGAAGTACGATGTGGGCATTGGGCAGTTGTTAAACCGATGGGCTATCCAACATGGTTATCATGTTATTCCAAAATCAAGTCGAGCAAAACGAGTGATTGAAAATTATCACATGGATTTTACAATTTCAGATACCGACATGGAAAGTATTGATCAAATGAATCGTTTTTCTGCTGAAGAATATCAAGAGAATGTAAAACAATGGGAGAATCAAATAACTGACCAAATGTTAGAAAAAGGCTTATTATATGATACTCATTTTGTTCGTGATTTTTAATAGAAAAGGAGAGTCTTGCTTTCATGCAAGGCTCTTTTCTGTATGAAGTATAAAAGGTGGTTAATCTAATGAATTGGATAGAATTTTTAATTGTAGTTAGCGTTTCACTGATAACAACCGTAACACTTAATTATGTAAGAAAGAATAAATAAAACAAAGTCCTCACCCAAGGGCTTTTTATTATGGGAATTTAAGTGGTTAGTAAGTAAAAGGCAGTGTATAGAATGGCAAGAGCAAGGGATAAATTAGACCAACTCTATTCAAATAAACGCTGGCGTAAGGTAAGGGAAATCGTTTTGAAGAGGGACTACTATCTTTGTCAAGTATGCAAACGAGAAGGAAGAATCATAGAAGGTAAGACAGTCCATCACATCATTGAGCTTAGAGAAGATGAATCATTAGCCTATGAGTTGAGTAATCTTGAAACAGTTTGCGATGCTTGTCATAACCGATTGCATCCTGAGCGTAATGGAAGCCAGCCAAAAAAGAAATTATCTAAGGATGTCATTCGATTTTATAAAAATGAAGAACTGTAAGGTACCCCCCTCCTCTAAAAAGTTGGAATCCATTGGTACCACTAGACGGATACCAGCATAACTCACAAAAATACCGCTTTTCAATAATTGGCAAGGACCAGAAAGAAGGTGAAAATATGGCTCAACAAAAGCAAAGTGCAAGGCTACAAGTTTTAAATGGTAACCCTAATAAACGCAATGTCACGAAATTGAAAAAACAAGCAGAGAATGAACAGAAACTAAAAATGAATACGGATAATCTAAGAAAACCGCCAGCATGGTTGGATAAAGAAGGAAAAAAAGCATTTATTTATATTGTACAGGAATTAAAATCGGTTGATTTAGTTGGTAATGCCGACCTATATGCGATTGCCATTTATGCGGACTCTTATTCACAGTATTTGAAATATAGGCGAATTGTTAAAGCAACAGGAAATTGGGTGGACGGAAAGCCTAATCCATACATTACGAAAATGGAGAATGCAGCCAAACAAATGCGAGGTTTTGGTGCTGATTTAGGTTTATCCCCGCACGCAAGAATCCGATTAGCTGCAAGTTTAGCGGAGCAAGATGATGGTGAGACCGATGACTACTAGTATTTTGGATTTTACTTATACAGAATTAGAATCTTGGTTCTCAGAATACAAAGAAGCCATGTCGAGTTGGGGAGGGTATTTACTTGAATCATATCCTGAATTATTAACTACTTGGTATGCTGAACGAGTGATTGATTATAAAAACGTTGCAGATAAATCAAAAGTTTCTCCAGGTGATTGTGTTATGCCAGCTAATAAATATGTTATTTTAGCTGCTGAACGCCACATGAAAGATTTAGAGAAACAAGGAACTGATGACTTTCCGTGGATTTTTGATATAGAAAAGGCGCATCGACCAATTCGTTTTATTGAAAAGAAATGTCAGCCCTCAAAAGGGAATTTTGAACGGTTAGTGATGCAACCCTGGCAACATTTCGTGATTGGTTCAATTTTTGGTTGGATTCATCGTGAAACAGGAATTAGGCGATTTCGAGAGGCAGTAGACTTCATCGGACGAAAAAACGGAAAAACGACAAAAGTTTCCGGCCTTTCAAACTATATGCTGTCAGAAGATGGGGAAAATGGTGCCAATATCTACATTCTCGCTAATTCTCAAAAACAATCTAATATTTTATTTAAAGAAGCAAAAGCGATGGTTGAGAAATCGCCTTTTTTAATGAAAAAATTGAAACCTATGGCTCGTGAAATTTTATATCCTCAGAAAAATTGTTCCATGGTGGCATTATCTGCGGAAAAAGATAAAGACGGTGAAAATCTTCACTTTGGTTGTTTTGATGAAGTTCATGATTACGAAGATTATTATTTAATCAATGTTATGAAACGATCTAGAGCAATGCGCTCTCAGCCTTTAATTATGTATATTACAACGGCTGGAACAAAAATTGACGGTCCACTAATGGATATGGTAGATGCCGGCAAAGAGTGTTTAGAGCGTTATGAAGAAAACTTAGATGAAAGAACTTTTTACTTTTTAGCCATGTTAGATGATATTTCAGAAGCAGATAATCCGGAAACCTGGATTAAAGCCAATCCTAATTTTTGTTTGATGGATGTGGTTTCTATGATTACGGATTATAAAAAAGATAGAAAAGTTTCTTCTGAAAAAGCAGACTGGGTTACGAAGCAATTTAACTTATTTAGTGATATTAGTGATATGAGCTTTGTGGATAATCATATCATTTTAAAAAATAATAAAGTGATTGATATAAAAGAGTTGCGAGGTAAAAAATGTGTTGGAGGATATGATTTATCTGATTCAGAAGACTTTACCAGTGCTATTCTCGAATTCCCACTTGAAACAGGAGAAATATTTATTCTAAATCATAGTTGGATTCCTCGGGCTCGATATGAACGCGATAAAAATCCCCAGAGACTCCGCAAGTGGGAAAAAGAAGGGGAATTAACGATTATTGATGGTGATTATGTAGATTTTCAATATGTATTAGATTGGTTCAAAGAAATGAATCAACTCTATGATATTGTTTTGATTCGTTACGATCCTGCAAAAGCCGTCCGTTTAAATAAAGAACTAGAACAGTTTGGATTTGAAACAGAAGTAGCTAGACAAGGATTTTTCACCTTAGGCGGTCCGCTACAAAATTTCAAAGAAATGTTACTCGACACTAAGATTATTTTTAATAATTCTGGTATGTTTCGATGGTTTCTAAGTAATGTAACATTAAGAAAAGACAGAAATGATAATTGGTTGCCAACAAAATCAAGTAAGAGCCGAAAAATTGACGGTTTTGCTGCAGCTTTAAATGCACATTGTACAGTGATTGATATGTTGATTAAACCCCAACTCGAAGGGGGTGTGGGAGTTATTACAATGAAAGACCTATTCTCTTAAGCGAAAGGTGGTGAGGCTGTGAATTTTTTTCAGAAAGTAATATACAAAGCGACTCCTCAAAGCGTGAAAAATAAAATTGTAAAAGATTTCTCAACGCAAAGTAATTTTACCTCCTGGATAGGAAAAGTTTTCTTTGGGATTGAGAATGACACACTTGCGACAAATGAAAATATATTTTCTGTTGTGTCTCGACTTTCTAATGTCTTAGCAAGCTTGCCGTTTAAATTATATAAGGAATACGACGTGCAAAATACAGATGAGTTTAACCAGCTATATTTTGCACCGAATGTAAATCAAACTTTGGAAGATGTCATAAAGTCACTTGAAGTGTCCAGAAATACAAATGGTAATGGATATGCGATTCTTATACGAGATATTCGAGCGAAAGTAGAACACTTGATTCCATTAGACCCGAATAACGTCGAGCCGATGATAGAGCGAGAATCTCATGAATTATGGTATCGCATTCGAAATGAGGGGCGGACCTATTTTATCCATCATTTAGATATGATTCATGTAAAACACATTTCTATAATCAGTACTTGGAAAGGAATTAGCCCCATACAGGTATTGAAAAATTCCAATCAGTATGATAAGGCTGTTCGAGAATTCGCTTTGAAGGAAATGCAAAATACACGAGATTCATTTATTTTAAAATACGGTCAAAATGTAGATCCAGAAAAAAAGGCTGCTATTGTGGAAGATTTTAAACGTTTCTATGAGGAAAACGGCGGCGTGCTGTTTCAAGAACCTGGTGTTGAGGTTGAAAAAATCACGCGTGATTTTATTGCAGGAGATATGAAAATTGCGGAAGAAATTACACGTGATCGTATTGCGAATGTCTATAATATCCCTAGTATTTTTTTAAATTCAAATAGTGATAGTTTTTCGTCCAACGAACAGTTAATGCAGATGTTCGTCAACTTAACACTCATCCCCATCATAAGACAGTATGAAAAAGAATTTAATAGAAAACTATTAAGTGTTAAGCAACGCAATGAAAAGTATTATTTTAAATTTAGCGTGAATGGTCTCTTGAGAGGAGATTCAGAAGCGAGAGCTAATTTCTATAGTAAAGGATTACGCGACGGCTGGCTAAAACGTGATGATGTGCGCGCGTGGGAAGAACTGCCACCAGAAGGCGGTATGGCCGCAGAGTTATGGATAAGCGGAGACATGTATCCGCTTGAAATGGATCCATCGTTGAGAAAAGGAAATATCGGTAAAAGTGAATCTGGTGAAAGCTAGATTTTTTATTTTGCCTATGAAAGGGGTGAGAAAATGAAAAAGTTTTGGGAAATGAAACAATCAGCAAATCTAAATGAAGCTGAGATTTATATTTACGGTGAAATCACTTCTTCTAAAGGGGATGAAGGAGATACAACAGCATCTAGTTTTCAAAAGGATTTACTAGCACTGGGGGAAGTGAAGAGCATAAAGCTTCACGTCAATAGCCCAGGTGGTAATGTCTTTGAAGGAATTGCTATTAGTAATATGCTTAAGACTCATAAAGCCAATGTCGTCGCTTACGTAGATGCATTAGCAGCCTCCATAGCAAGCGTCATTGTGGCAGGTGCGGATAAAGTCATCATGTACGAAAATTCGATGCAAATGATCCATAATCCGTGGAATATTGTGGCAGGAAACGCGATTGAGCTTCGTAAACATGCAGATGATCTGGATGCGATTGCACAGTCTTCTATCATTACCTACCTGAACAAGGCAGAGGATAAATTAACGGAAGAAAAGATTCGACAAATTATGGATGATGAAACCTGGTTAAGTGCTGCAGATGCCCTTGAATTAGGATTGTGCGATGAAATTTTGGAGCTAATCAAATTGCCGCCTGCGTGGAAGGCGAGATTTTCGAAAAATTTCAACATGTACCGGCGCATTTTAGACAAAGTGAGCCGCAGGAAACGGAATACCCTATAACAGAAGAGCGAAAGCGTCTAGCAGAAGAAGCGAAGGCGAGCGCTCTTTTTTATCAACAACAATTTTTAGGAGGAATGTAAAATGACAATGACATTATTTGAATTAAAACAAAATATGGCTACACTGGCCGAGCAATTAGGTAAGACAGAGAAATCAATGACGCAAAAAGCGATTGATCCCAAAGTGTCTACTGAGGAATTAAACCAATTGCAAACTACGAAAGCAGATTTGAAACAACGTTTTGATTTACTAAAAGAGCAACACGATGCACTAGAGGCTGAACAAAAAGCCAAACTTGAAAAAGGAAAATTTAGTCATACAGATGATCCTAAACAAAAAGTGATTGACGCCAAAGCGCAATTGATCAAAAAAACGATGGCCAAGGAAGCTGTACCCAGTGAAGTATTTCAGACATTAGGGGATGATGATACGACGGGCGGAGGGAAATTTTTACCTAAAACGGTGGCCAATGATATTTTAGTTGAACCATTAGTTAAAAATCCATTACGAGAAAATTCCGTGATTACCAATATCCCTAACTTGGAAATCCCTAAGGTTTCGTTTACTTTGGACGATGATGATTTCATCGCGGACATGGAGACAGCAAAAGAATTAAAAGCGAAAGGTGAAACAGTCAGCTTTACCCGTCATAAATTTAAGGTTTATGCAGGCGTTTCTGAAACGGTTTTACTTGGAACGAATACAAACTTGGTTGCTACCGTGGAAAATGCTCTTCAAAGCGGGGTAGCTGCAAAAGAACGTAAAGTGGCCTTTGCTGAGATGCCCAAAACAGGTGAGGAGCACATGAGTTTTTATGATGAAACCGTGGTCAATATCAAACGTGTAGAAGGAGAAGATTTATATAAAGCGATTAAAGCAGCGATTGCTGATTTACATGAAGATTATCGTGAGACTGCTAAAATTTTCATGCGTTATGCCGATTACTTAAACATTATTGAAACGCTAGCAAATGGGAATGCTACATTGTATACCGCCCAACCTGAACAAATTCTTGGCAAGCCTGTTGTCTTTACAGATGCGGCAGTAGATCCAGTTATTGGTGCTTTCTCCTATTCTCATTTTAACTACGATATTGGCGCGCAATATGAACAAGATAAAGATGTTAAAACAGGGGTTAATCTATTTGTCGTAACCGCATGGTTTGACCATCAAATTAAATTATCCTCTGCCTTTCGTATAGCAACCGTAGTGTCAAAGTAACCACGACTACTAGTACAACCACTACCACGACTAGTAGTCCAACAACGACAACCACTACAGAAGCACCAACAACATCAACAACCACCGAAGCCACCACGACAACCACTACCACAACAGGGATAAAGACGACAAAAGGTAAGAAATAATGAAGGCGCTACTTGCCCAACCTGCGAAGGTTCGTTTTGAGTGGGAATTGGAAATATGTATTCGTAGTTTATTGGAGCACGGTATATCAGATATCGTGCTTCTCTTTTCAAAAGATAACGACGAGGTCGTCAAGCGGATTCAAACTTATTATCCTGTTCAATGTTACGTTTATGAGGATAATCGAGAAGATAAAAGTTATATTCCTTCCATCAAGCCCTATCTATGGTATCGCTATTTACAGGAATTCCCTGAAGCGGAGAAGGAAACTTACTTTTATTTAGATGCGGACTGTGTTCTAACAGAATCGATTGATTTTTCAACTATGAAATATAAAGAAAACTGTTGGATTGGTAGCGATTGTAGCCATTATCTGAATGCAGATTATATTTTATCTAAAGGGAATGAGATTTTAGAGAAGATGGCTCAAATTGTAGGTGTTTCCGTTGAATCTATACTTTCCATCAATGAATTATCCGCAGGAGCACAATGGATTATTGATAAACCCAGTGCTACCTATTGGTATAAAGTATATCAGGACTCTAATAAACTCTATCACTATTTGAACGGACTATCGTCAGATATTCAAAAATGGACCGCAGAGATGTGGGCGCAACTTTGGAATGTACTCTATTTCGATAAAAAAGTAGAGATATCGAAAGAACTGGATTTTTGTTGGGCGACTGATCCAATTGAATATTGGGACCAACATAAAATTTACCATAATGCGGGCGTAGTAGATGATAAACAAGACTTGTTCTTTAAAGGGAAGTATGTCTATCGAACACCTTTTCAAGACGATTTAAGTTTTGTTAATCCGAGTAAATGTAGCTATAAATATGTAGAACTTTTGAAACAGGCGGGTGATAAGCATGCTGAGTATGGACGATGAAAAAGATTTACAGACCGTTAAACTTCATTTGCGAATAGATTTTGATGAAGATGATGAATCGGTGAAGCAAATGGTACTTGTTGCACAATCCATGCTAATGGGAATGATAGGGAGCGATGACAGCTACACTTCTTTTTATAGAGAGGCAAAGTATGGGGAAGTGTTTGATTTGGCTACCTTATTTTTAACAGATCACTTTTATAAAACGAGGTCAGCTACCACTTCTCTTTCCTTTCACGAAACGCCCCAGGGCGTCCAAGCCATGGTTCTTTCCCTGAAGCCTGCTTACCTTCAATATATCAACGAATTTGAAGAAGTAGAGGAGGAGCGGTATGGAGACAGGACTCATGAATAAGCGAATCTCTATCTATATAGAGAAGGAAAAAAGAACAGCAACGGCGAGTTGAAAAAAATGCCAGAATTCCTCTTTGCTTGTTGGGCGGGGTTAAAGGAATTAAAAGCTGAGGATGCTGAATCGAGTCGAAAAGAGGGGGTTGGGCTTTCAGAAGTCAAGCAAACGATCACATTTGTTATTCGAAGAGAGTTAGCCCTCGACTTTTAGGTGAAAATTTGAATGTCTCGTATCGAGGGACATTGTATACCGTGAAGGCATGTTCTGTGAAGTTCGACGAATTGTTCTTAAACTGTGAGGTGCGGGAATGAGTGTGGAAGGCTTTGAAGAATTCGCAGAAAATTTAGCTCGTTTGAAGCGAGAGAATACTCGAATGGCAAATAAAGCAGTCCGCGACTCTGCTGCTCTCTATGAAGGTATTTTAGAACGCACAACGCCTGTAGGTAATGGAATACCTGCTGGTCATGAATTGAATAATTATGAGCCCTTAGCGAGCAGCATTGTTCAAACAGGACTAAAAAAAGATAAAGACTCAAATTCTATGGTTGACGTGGGATTCAATAAGTCACAAGGGTGGAGAGCTCATTTTCCTAATTCAGGAACAAGTCAACAAGCTCCACAAAAATTCATCGAGAAATCTCGTGATAGAGCTAAACCAGTTGTGTTAGAAGTGATGAAAAGCTATATGAGAAAGGGGTTAAACTTATGAGTCGATTGCCCATCCTAAGGGCATACGATGTGCTCAATGAATCATTTAGCTTACAAGAATTATTAAACGAATTACGCGGCTACCCAACAGATGAACCATTGATTTTTGTTGGCAAGGTACCTAATGCGTATCAAAAAGAGACATATGCTCCAATGATTTGTTTGTCACGTTCTCGGATGACCCCAGCTTTTCGTGCTGATAATCAAACGGAGGCAGAATATCTAGAATTTTTACTAGAAGTCTGGGTAGGGGAAATAGGGCATATTGAAAAGTTGATGCCTGAAATTGACCGTATATTATCATCTCTTTTCATTGAACCGACAGAGTTTGGGATTGACGGAGAACGTGATTTAGATTTAAAGATTGGTTACAAAAAATACACCGGATATTTTGATAAATAAGGAGGAAAAAGCATGGCAGAACGTAAAAGACGTGTGAAATTAGGGGTAGACAAGCTATATTATGGTAAATTAGTGGACAATGTGGTAACAGACGCGGTTTGGTTACCAGGTGTCACAGAAGCAAAGATTGAAATGAAAAAAGAATCAGAAGGATTTGCAGCAGATAATGATCCTAATTGGATTATTTTACAAGGAGGAACGGAAACCACAGCGGACTTCACGGTGGCTAATTTTGATGATGCCGATAAAGAAGCCTTATTTGGTTATGTGATGCAAGAAGGTATGGTCATTGTGGAAGAGAATTCCGTTCCAAGTGATATTGCGATTGCATTTAGAGTTCTTTACAATGAGGGAAAATATGGTTGGATCGGTTTATATAAAGGGCAAATGTCGTATAACGGGGTTGAGTTAAAGGCGAAAGAAGCGAAACCAGAAGCACAAACCGATGCGATGACAGGCTTGTTTTCAGGACGAGGAGAGAAGCAACGTATTATGGTTACAGTCATGGAAGAATCTGAGAATTTCGATCTAGCTGCCTTTTTCATGGAAGTTTTTGGAACTGTACCAGATGATATACTTCCGACAACAACCACAACAACTTCTACTACTACCACAACGACAACAACCGAAGCACGTGCTAAAGATTCTGTGAAGAAGGATGTGTAGGCACCATGCTGATCATTGATTTATATTTGGATTCTGGGACAGGAAAAAGAGAAAATCAAAGATTCACGAAATCAGATGTCTTTTTACGTGATCAGGTCACCGTTCTGGAGAATTATGTGGAAATTGAAAAACTGACAAAAGAATTTCAGACTCATCAACGTGTGATTGAATCCAAACTAGCTGAGGAAGGCGCTGGGGAGGGAGAAATGATTGAAGAGATTCAAAATGCTGTTTCAAAAACTTATGAGTTCCGATTAAAATTAATCAAGCTTCATGCAAAACTCATAGAAAAAATTTTCAATCATCAATTCAGCGTGGAAGAATTCATCGATGGTGTAGGTGTGGATTACCAAGAAGTATGCGAATCAATTTATATGAAAGTTCTGGGTGGACAATCAGAAGATGAAAAAAAGTAACCACCACATTCCAAGAAGCCTTAACCTCCATACGAGTCTTATATAAGACGTTGATGCAACAAGGATATACAATCCTTGACGTGAACCGGCTTACGCTAGACGATATTGTGATGTTTAATAGGGTGAGCGAGGAGCAAGAGGCAGAAGTGGAAGAAATAGCTCCTGAGGAGTTTTTCGTAAATGGTGGATTTTAAGGAGCGTATTACTCAAAAAATACGCTTTTTTGGGAGGTGAACATATGGTGAATGACATCGGACATTTAGGCGCCACAGTCTCGATGAATATAGACCCTTTCCAAAGGTCTATTAAAACACTGGAAGCGCAACAAAGAGCTTTAAAAGCTTCTATGAAAGCGACGGATGCTGTTTTCACTGGACAGGGTAGGACTGTACAAGCACTCGGTGTAAAATACAAATTGTTATTGGCTCAAATGAAATCACAAAAGCAGATTGTGGACTCGCTTAAGAAATCTTATGAGGAAAAAGCGCTAGCATTGAAGAATAATGCCAATGCGAGTGAAAAAGAGATACAAAATGTTGCGAAAGCTGAAAGACGCTATATGCTGGCAGAAGCGGAACTCATCAAAATGAATCGCACACTCCAGCAAACGGGACGCGATCTACGTCAACAAGGCAGTGCCTTTATCCAGGCGGGTAGGAAAGTAGATGCGTACGGCCAAAAAATTCAATCTATTGGTGGCGGGATTTCTAAAGTTGGTGGAAGTGTGACGCGAAATTTTAGTGCTCCTGTAGCTATTGGTATGGGACTTGCAGTCAAAAGTGCAGCTGACTTTGAAGCGCAACTTTCTTCTATTCAAGCTGTATCGGGTGCAACGAATCAAGAAATGGCTCAGCTAGAAAAACTCGCTGTCGATATGGGGGCTAAAACAAAGTATTCATCACTAGAAGCGGCTCAAGGAATTGAAGAGCTCATGAAAGCAGGGGTCAGCACCAGTGACATTATGAATGGGGGACTTGCCGCGTCATTGGATTTAGCAACAGCTGGAGAGTTGGACCTGAAAGATGCAGCAGAAATTGCGAGTACTGCATTGAATGCGTTTAAATCTGAGAATTTGTCTGTGCGAGATGCGGCCAATTTACTGGCTGGAGGAGCGAATGCTTCCGCCACTAGTGTGTCAGGACTCCAAATGGGTTTAGCCCAATCGGCAGCAGTTGCTTCGAGTGCAGGCCTCTCTTTTAATGATACAGCAACGGCGCTATCTGTATTTGCTAATAATGGCTTGAAGGGATCTGATGCAGGTACATCTTTAAAAACCATGTTACTCACTTTACAGCCACAAAGCGACAGTGCTGCTGAAGCGATGAAACGCTTGGGTATCATCACGAAAGATGGGAGTAATCAGTTTTATGATTCGAAGGGCAAAGTCAAAAGTTTCGCAGAAATATCAGAGGTCTTAAAAAATTCACTAGAAGGTTTGACTCCTGCCCAACAACAAAGTGCGCTAAAAGCCATTTTTGGTTCAGATGCCTATCGAGCGGCCTCAATTGCAGCCCGTGAAGGTGCAGATGGCGTGAATCAAATGAATGGTGAAATGAAGAAAACTACAGCAGCTGATGTAGCGGCTAAGAAAATGGACAATCTCAAAGGGAAAATTGAAGAGATGAAAGGCGCTCTTGAAACCATGGGCATAAGCTTGGGGCAAGCTGTTATTCCGCTCTTGTCTGACGGTGTGAAATGGTTACAACAAATGATTGATAAATTTAACGATTTAGATCCGTCCACGCAAAAGTTCATTGCAAAGGCCTTATTGTTATCGGCGGTGTTGGGTCCATTGACGATATTTGTTGGAAATTTTGTTAAAAGTTTAGGGTTCTTAACCTCAGGCATGGGCAAAACTTTGAGAGGAATTGGACTTCTAACATCTAAGCTGACTGCTGCTAAGCAACCTCTTATTGATTTAGATTTAGGTACAGGTAAAGCCAGCAAAGGGTTAACTAAAATGGATAAATCGGCTGGAGTAGCTCGAAAAGGAGTCGGACTTTTTGGATTGTCTCTCAATCCAGTTGGTTTAGGTATAGCCGGTGTAGGGGTAGCGTTAGCAGGTGGCGTATTTGCATGGGAAAAATGGGGCAAAAGTGCTGTAGAATCGGCCAAACGAACCAACAAATGGGGGACGGATGTTGGAGGAAGTGCAGATAAAGCTTTATCGAAGATGAAAAATTACTCGGATAAAACATCTGATTCTCTCCAATCTCTTGACCAAGTGTCTAGTGAGTCTGCAAAAAAAGTTAGTGCTAATATGGATAAGATGGTTTCTGCAGTGTCAAAAGCAGACAATGCGAAGCTAGATAAACTTAAACAAGAAATCGAAAAATTACCAAAAGACATGCGAGCAAATGCCCAAAAAGCGCTTGACACTGAAAAGAAACAAGGTGCAGAGCGTGTTAAACTTGCTGAAAACGCGGCTAGTACAGTGAATGCTATTACATTGAAACATGCGAAAGATGGGACAAAACTTACTAATGAGGAATATCTTCTCCGCATCAATTCCCAAAAAGAACTTTTGGCGCTAGAAGTGAACCAAATGGATCTGTCGGGAAAAGAGAAGAAATCAGTTCTTCAAGCAATGGAGAACGATTTTACAAAGATGACGCAGGCGCAATATGATGAAAGAATAACTGCGCTAGGGAAAGCAAATGCCGAAGAAGAGAAAGAATTTGGAAAGCAAAAAGAGGCCCTCAAAAAATCTACGGAGATTCTGCTGAGTATGATACTGAGTATACCAAGCTCAAAGAAAAGCACGCAGCTCGCCGCATGGAATATGCGATTGCTGAGGTCAATGGATATGAAAATTTTGGAGTTAAGCATGAAGTTGTGCAGAAACAGCTAGAAGAAAACTTGAAAAGGTACGGTCTTACCTATGACCAGGTTGCAAAAGAAATTGACAAGCGTGCGCAAGCGATTGCAAAGTCAGATGACCGAATTGCAAAATCTAGCGGCAAGATGACTGATGAAACAGTAAAGGCTAATCAGATGTGGAATGCTATGATATTTAACCCTAAAGATGGGAAAGTGAAAACTAACGCTAAGCAAGTGGTTGCTGAAAGTATGAAATCAAAAGACGGTTGGAATAATATGATGTTTATGTTGAAGAATGCTAGGTTATCATCGAATGCGAAATCTATCGTTTTAACAGGCATCATCGAGAATAATAAGTGGAACAGCCTCACTTTTGAACAAAAGCAGATGCTAGCAGCGTATAAAGGCGCCCCGGAAGTTATAAAGGCTCTTAATGACATAGACAAATGGCAAACTCTTAGCGCTAAACAACAACAACTGATAGCTAAAGCCAAAACAAAAACAGAACTTAAGAAAGCTCTAAAAGATATGGGCTTATGGGATAAACTTCCTGAAAAGATCAAGAAGATGTTAGCAGAGAGTAAAGATGTCAAAAAGAAAACAAAGGACGGAAAAAAAGATATTGATTCATACAACAAGAAAGACCCTAAAAAAAAGAAATTTACATCATCAGCTCCTGGTGCAAAAGAGACCAAAAAACAATTGAGTGCGGTGGAGAAACAATGGAAAAGTATAAAGAGCGGGACGAAAACCCTCAACGTAGTCACCCATTATACGGAGAAAGGGAAAAAACAAAAAAAGAATGGGGTTGGTACAAATCATTTTCAAGGTGGAGCTGCCATTTTAGGGGACGCTGCCAAACGAGAACCTTTTTTGACACCAGATGGTTACTTCGGTATCTCGCCAAATACGGATACGCCGATGGCGCTCCCAAAAGGGACGCGTATTTGGTCCTCGATGGCAAGGTTTCATCAACACCAAGCGTTAAAAGGTTCAAGATTTATGCAGGCAGTTTCGAATCTCGGTCCTCGTTCACGAATCAAAGAATCTTCACAACGAATTAATTTTGAGCCTAATATTACGATTGAAGCTAACCAAGAAACACAGGATAGACAAATCCAAGCGCTAGAGAAAAGTAATCTACAACAAGAAAAAATGATTTCTTTACTTTTACGTATTGCGAGTCAAAACAAGGAGCTAGATTACAAGGCATTTGAACAAGTAGCAAGTCAGGTTTCGGCGGACAGAATGATACGTGAATCTTATGGGAGAGGTGGTGCTTCATGACGAAAGTTTGGATGGACATAATTAAAAAAGAGGGCACGATCCGAATCACAGACCAATTACCACTTTATTTCATACATGAACACGAGTCGGACTGGCAAGCTGAAACGAACGTAATGGAAAATTCTGGGATTGATGGCTTAATACCAGGTAAAAATACCTTCGCGCCTTTTACCAAAACTTTCACTTTCGTAGTCAAGACACGCCAATCTGAACTTTTAAAAATGGTCAAGCGAGAAATCAAAAAATTAGTGGGTAGCCGAGAGAGTTATTTTGTGAGATACGAGCGGGAACCTGGCAATTTATTCGCTATCGATAATGTGAAAATTACTTGGGAAAACGAAGAGAAAGCGATGTTTGCGGGGGCGGTTTTGACCTTGGAATTCAATGTGTACAAAGGATATTCGGAGTCATGGGCGACCACACTTGACCCGATGCTTTTTAGTACAAATAAATGGGCAATTGGCCTGAATTTACCACTCGGAGAAGATTTGAGTTACATTCACACAGATAAAACATTCCGAATTTACAATGCATCAACGGATACGATTGACCCAAGAATGCGACACAAGTTGACGATTGCACTCTCGTGTGAGGGTCAGCCTACGCTCACAAATGAGACAACTGGAGACTATTTTACTTACTATAAAGCGTTAAAAAAAACGGATGTGTTAGTCCTTAGCGGCGTTTATCCGTATAAAAATGACACGCATTGTGGGAAAGATACCAATCATGGCGTTATCACATTAGCGACTGGGTGGAATGAATTTGAACTTACGGGTGCAGAGGAAATCGAAATAAAATTTGACTTTCCTTTTGTTTATCGATAAGGAGGTGAAAAATGGATATTTTGGTACGCGATAAAAACGGACTACGCGAGGAAATATTGATGGATGTGGATTATACAAATTTCAAATATGAGTATGAACTAAACAGCGCGCGAAATTTACAATTCACCGTTTATCAAACATCGCTTAACGCTTTTTCTTTTGACCTCGTCGAGGTCGAATCCGTTATTCTATACGATAACCAGCAGTATGTGGTCAAATCTATCTCTCTCGGTATGGTTGGAGAGGGACAAGTGAAGGAAGTGACCGCGCACCATATTAGTTTACTTGTGTGGATATCGTTCAACGACATGTAACAGAAGGAGAAAAACAGTACTCGCTTTACGAGATGTTACAACATGGTTTTCGTGAGAATCGGGGTGGCTTTACCTTTCAACTACGCGGAGAATTTTCAAGTGAGACGATTGAAAATTTAGGCGGTATAACCCTAATGGACTATCTACAAATGGCTGTGGAACGTTACGGAGCTTACTTATTCGCAGATAATAAAGTCTGGTATCTTTATGATGAGGCGGCATTCTTTGAAGAGTCAGATGTAGTCTTACGTTATCGGTACAATACCGATACTGTGAAGGTACAAGAACATACTGAAAATTTACGTACGGTGGTCAAAGCGTATGGGAAGAAAAAAGAAGAGACCGAAGGACGTTCTGATGACGATTATTATGTGACGGCCGTGTATAAATCGAGAGAGGTGGAACGCTGGGGAGAGCGAGAAGCCAAGCCTGTTTCAGACGAGCGTTTTACCAATCGAGAGCCCTTGTTGAATTGGGCGAAGACACAAATTATCGATACACCGGAGGTTTCGCTCGACCTCGTGTATACCGACCGTGAACCGATTTCGGAACGTAAGAAGGTGTGGTTCATTCATGAGATAATGGGCTATAACTTGTGGTTAAAAATAGAGCGGATGACCGTTTATCATCCGTATGCACAAAAGCCACCGGAATTAGGCTTTATGGGACGGCCGAAGGATCTTCTCCAAATTCAACAAAAACTCCAACGAAGTGTACAAGAATCTGAGAAGAAACTCTCTGATACCAAGTATAATCTGAACAATATCAAAGATACGACGGACACGCTTTATAAAGAACGTATTGTCGCGGAGGTACTCGAAGAGGATACCGCATCGCGTATCCAGACTTCCGCCTATCAAGTGCAGCTGAAAAATAATCAAGGAGACTTCTATTTTCCAATCGTACGGTTGGAGGATATCGAAGTGGCAACCCCCTCACAGAATGGGTTGATGGCGAAAGAAGATAAGACAAAGTTAGATGCCATTGAAAGTGGGGCTCAAAGGAATAATGTGACAGAAGCAGAAAAAGCGTCTTGGAATGCGAAACAGGATGCTTTTTTAGTGTCTCCTGATGGTTCGAAATGGGGGCAATCCATAGACAATCAGGGTGTCACTGTGTGGACAAAACTATAGAAAGAAGGTGTGGAGGATGGCATTAGATTTATGGCTGTGGGGGATGCCCCTTCAAAATTACGAGTTCCATGAAAAAACCAATGAAAACTGGCGAAAAATCATGGCCTATGCGGCAGGTCAAGCTCATGAGCTTGAAGCACTTTATGCCTATATGGACCAACTCATGGCCACAGAAGCTTATTTACGAGAACAAGGGGATCATGAGCTAGATACGAAGTATCAAGCAGAAATCGAGGCGTTAAAAACGCGGATTGATCAACTTATTCTAGAAAGTGGGAATACTGATACGGAAGTCGTGGATGCGCGTTTAGATGTCCACGGTTTTTTGTATACTGTGTTAAAAGACCGAATGGATGCGGAACAGCTTCAAATGGAACGAAAAAGTACGTTGTACTTCTCGGAAGCTGGTTTGGCGGATATGAAGGAACAGGACCTCGTGTATCTCCCCGTTGGGGAAGGAGTGGATACACCAGAAGCGTGGTTCATTTTAGACGAAGCGAATTCTGATGTAGTGATGGAGGAAACCGACTTCTCAAGTGCCGTTCCAGGGGTACCGGGTACCTTCGTGATGACGAATTTTGGGCCTGATAAACGTTTCCAATCTAGTTTGAAAGCAACCCTCACACCCACGCCTTATAAAGTGGGTCAAACGTATTTGACAGGTCGAGTCGTGGGGGAACCAATTGCCTTGGCTTATTCTATAGATGGCGTGGTCACCAACGGCGGTGCGGTAAATGGGTCTACATTTACTATTTATGTCAGTGGTAAGATAACGAACGTTTCGCAGGTCGTCAAAGTACTAGCGTATGCAGATGAAACCCGAAAAATCAAAATGGGGGAAGCTGTGGTGGAGGTGAGCTCGACATGAGTCAAGAACATATCCCTTTGCGACAGGTAAAAGAAGATGAGTTCGAAGAAGTCGCAACACGTATCAGTGTTAGTCAGGTATACGGGTTGAAAGAATTCATCCTCCATGTGTTGCGTGAAGAGGAACAAAAGAAAGGAGAGGATGCGAAATGAAAGGTATCCAGTTGCGCAAAAAAATCAATAATGTATTGGAAGATGTCGCGCCATACACAGAAGCGGGGCTTGTTTTAGGCTTACAAGATGAAATCACGAAAATGGGATACGCGACACAAGTTTTTGTCGCAGAATCCATCGAAGAAGCAGAACAGATCGCTATTCAGGCAGCTAAAGCGTATACAGACTCGTATTTTACACCAAAAGAGGTCTTTAACGGCGGTGTCTATCTGCTGGATTCTCATAGTTATTCATGGGATTGGGATGTGGCGGACTTAAAATCATGTGTCATTGTGATTTGTACCCGTTATTCACCTGGAGAAGGGATGTTAGATTATGGATACGGTGTGTATGTGTTTCCGAAGGCGGCCATTGAAGCTTTTCCGGGCAAATCCTTATGGGAGGGCATGAAAGGCTCATCTGATTTTGCGAAAAAAACGTTTTATATGACGCCGACGACCATTAAAGGACATGATGATAATGGAGTGGCACCAAACAACAATTTTGTGATTTGTAAAATTATCGTAGTCTAAGGAGGAAACGAAATGAAAATGTATGTACAGCTTGACGAGGCTAAGTATGTGACCGCGTGGTCACACGTACCACAAGCGTCATTTATCGAAGTAGAGTGTGATGAAAAGCTGGCGAGTCAATGTTTATTGGACTGTGTGCAGGTGAAAGAAGGCAAAGCAGTCGTTGATTCGAAACGTCAAGCTGAGCTTGTCGAAGCCTTTTCACAACCGTCCGTGCTAGAACAAGTTCAAAAGCAACTTTCATTACTTGTACGTGATGCAGCGCAACAAGCCAGTCGAATAGAACAGTTACAGGAAATAAGCGCAAAAAGCGCTCAAACACAAGCGTATTTAGCGGCACAGGTCGCAAAGTTAGAAGGAGGAGAAGAACAATGAATTATCCCACGTACGAAGATATCGAATTGTATTATGAATGGGGATTCTATACCAAGGAGGACCTCACTGAATTTGTTGTCTGGGGGTCTATCACGGCGGAAGACTATGAGACGCTGACAGGAGAGCCATTATTCATGGGGCACGAAGAGAAACGGGGGTAGCTTATGGACATTAATCCATTCTTATTAGTACAAGAATTTGGAAATTTAGGGCGTAACTTATTGATTCATATTTTAGTCTGGTCTGTCTTTTTAGATATTGTGACAGGCTTCGTACGAAGCTGGATAGTAGGGCGGAATATTGATAGTACAGTGGGCTTGAAAGGGCTCGCGAAACATTTTTTAATGTTGTTGATTATTCTTATTGTCTATCCTTATCTCGAAATCGCACACTTACACCAAATTGGAGTAGGAGTAGCGGTTTTTTATATTGCCTTTTATGGGTTATCTATCGTAGAAAATTTAGGTCAATTAGGTCTTCCTTTGCCCCCAGTTGTGAAGGAACGCTTTGAAAAATTGAAAAAGAAGAAGGAGGAAACAAAATGAGCTTTCAACGATTTACGAGTAACGCAGGACATAGCTATCACACAGATGGCGCACAAGGAAATGGATACTCTGAACACGCCGAGGCGATGAAGTATAATAACGAATTTATCAAGCAGATGAAACAAGTAGGTTATACGGTGACGAATACAACCAGTGAGGCAAAGGGGCAACAAGCTATCTTATCTGAACAAGCGCACAAGGCCAATGAAGTCGACCGAACAGGGCGGTTAGATGTTAGTTTCCACTTTAACTCAGCTTCAGCCAGTGCCACAGGCGTAGAAGTGTTGTATTATGACCAGGAAGTACTCGCGTCACAAGTGAGTCAAGCCATAGCGAATGCGCTAGGAATCCGAAATCGTGGCGCTAAAGAAAATAAGGGGCTCTACTTCTTAGCAAACACGAATGCGCCTGCTATATTAATTGAAGTGGCGTTCATCAGCAATGCGGGAGATATGAAACAAGCTACGTCAAAACGTGTCCAAGCTGTCGCGGCTATTGTCAAAGCCTTGACAGGAAAAGAGACGCCCAGTGCTGGATTCACGGGAACTTGGTGGCGTTATGCCCGTGCGACGCATCATATTCGTACACGCCCAGACTGGGACAGTCCTGTTGCGTTTGACATACCGAATTACTATGCGGTAAACATGAACTACGATAAGCGAGAAAACGAGTTCGTCGAAATCGAGTTCCAAGGTCAAAAAGGGTGGTTTAAAGATAGTCTGACTGAATACTGGTTTGAAGAGAAGCCAACCGAAACGTATGTGGTGACAGCGGAGACCGTGCATTTCCGTGACCAACAAGACTGGGATAGCCCGGTGGTGCAGACAAAGAAAAAAGGGGATACGGTGGAAGTGTTGCGAGAAATGGATAAACCAGGGTGGTTACAGGTCATCTTGACAGAGGGAGTTATCGGCTATATTCCAGATGCGCCGCATTATGTAAAAAAAGTATAAATTGAAAGCTCTTAGTCTATTTTGGCTGAGAGCTTTTTTGAGTGGAAGATTATATAAGACACGAACGTATTTATTAACTAACAATACTTTTTTATTTACAAATACAAACTTGTGCGATATAAATTAAAAAATGACACTTTTTTAATTTATAGAAGGGATTCTTATGGGGAAGTACAAATATTTGCATGAAATTTTTAATTCTGAGAGTCGTTCTGTCTATGATAAAGAAAAGGAGTCATTCAAGAGGTGCGGAAGAAACCGGTTACTTTGACAATAAAGCCGAGTTATTTTGGGATATCCTCGTGATGTTATATTTTGAAGCGCTGAAAGTAAGTTAAATACAGAAGGAGATTGTATAAAAGTGCTAAATTGAAATTAAGCAGAGTCAATTTTGTGCAAAAGGCCAAATGGCTGGCCATAAAAAATGTTTCAATCACACGAACCGGTGGTATTAATAAATAAATGATATAACAACTCCCTTGTTATATTGTTAGTCAAACAGCTCACTCCTCAGAGTGGGCTTTTTTTATTTGTGTAGAAGTCGGAAAAATTCATAGAATATCCATAGACGATGTATTTTACCTATGATATATTGAAAGAAAAGCATTTTTGTTCTTTTTTTGGAAGCGAATTACTTATGTGTATAACAGGAAGAAAGGGGCATACAATGAACGGGAAAAAAATAGCTATTTCTATTATCAGTTTATCAATTTTACTAGGAGGTTGTTCGTTTATGGGACAGTCAGATGAAAAAGAAAAGAAAGCAGACGACGGGACAACACCTGTAGCAGAGTATAAAGGGCAGGGTTTTATTTTGTTGATGGCGACAGTCTAAAGAAATTGTCGAAAAGAACGCGGCAGAAATAAAAAAACGAGCTATCGCATATATGAAAGATACATATAAAACTAATGTCAAGTGAATAATGTAGTACCCGCAAGAGATGCGGCGGTTGTTATGGTGGAAGCAGAAGAACCGATAGAGTTTCATACTTCCGTGATTGTGGGACTTGATATGCAGAAGAAGGAACTTGATCCATCACCAAATGTTTGGTCTCAGGATGGAGTCGTGGAAGGGGCAATTGTAAGTGGGTTGTACGCAAAAGCATATAAGGAAGAATTTATACAGTTGGATTCTTTTACAGCAAATGAGGCAAAAAAATATGATTTGGAAGGGTATAATCAAAAAAGCATTGATAAAACACAAGCTGGAGGATATGAACAAAGATTCTATTATATTTCCGTATCATCTCTTGAATTTCCAACAGTTTACAAAGCTTATTTACAAAATAATAATTTATCGAATGATAGTGAATTGTTAAGAAGTCTATTTCTAAAAGATAATCCAGATTTTAGCAATGTTTCTATATCTTGCCGTTACTTTTTCAAATCAAAAGGGCTTCCTAAACAAGAAGAAGTTGACAAAATGAGAGAAGACTTGAATCTCAGCAAAGGGCTGCCAAAAGGTTTGTACAGTATTGATGTTTATAAGAATTTTATTGTAAATCGTGTAGGACTACCAAATGGAGACTCCACCAGAGCCCAAGAACTTCAAAAATAAAGAAGGTGAAAAGATGGTTATTGCAGAGAAGAAAAAACGTCTGATTTAGATATTATAGAAATGAGTGGGAAACATGTTTATTCTGATCCGAAACTGAATACTAGGTTGGATGTTAATGGTTCAGTCTACGTGGTTAAAGAAGGTGAGTACAACACCAAATCCGGACTTGACTACATGATTGTGGAGAACACCAAAACAGGCGAAGTTGGTATGATTTTCCAAGGCACACAAGGGCAAAAAGACGGAGGACGGGATATTATTACCGATGCCACTTTACCCGGAAACATACCTGATGCGCAATTAGAGGCGGCTAATGATGCTTATCGAGCAATGAGTAAAAAATATCATATTGATTATGTGGGAGGAAACTCTCTAGGAGGCGGGTTAAGTAATTATGTCGCGTCCAATAATGATGTGAAGAGTGTGACCTATAACCCCGCAATTTTGCCTGATGGCAATTATTCACAAAAGAATCCTGATATTACCAACTACATGAGCGAATATGACCCATTAACACTAGGGGAGCGGAGTGCGGGATACTTAAGTCGTTTACCGGGTAAAAATGTTATCGTGAATAACAATATGCCTTTATTTGCTACTCTGGTATCCAACCATACGGGTTATAGTGACCCCATTGATATAGACGGAGAGAAAGTCCTAATAGACGCAGATGCTTATCTTCCTGTTGGTGTCTGGAGCGGAACTATTCTTACGGGCGGGAAAGGGCATAAAATAGACGTCAATCCTGATAATATGAAAATCTTAGCGGACTCTATGGTGTCAAAAATGAAAGGACAAATTACTACTGCCCAGTCACATGTCAATCATGCTGTGGATATTGTCGAAAGGGAAGGAAGCAAGCTTGATGATAGAAGAACACAATTGACAACTAGTTTCGACGACTTATTAGGTCAAGATGCTTTTGGAAAAGTATTAACGGGAATGGCTGCTTATGAACAGTTGCGTGAGGAACTTGAAAGAATAAATCCTGTTGGAGTCAAAACGTATGAAGCTGTTCAGCGTATACGAATGGCACCAGTCTTATCTGATATGCTAGATTTTATTTCTATGCATGTATTTTCTGGGATTTTGGGTATAGCCATAGAACTCCCCCTACTTGTAGCGGATACAATTTCCAAGTTGGATGGTATTATTCTTCAACTCAATGCATTAAAAAAAGGGGCTATTCCGATGCTGTTTAACGGAATTGATAATCATTTTTTGAGCGACGGCATGGTAACAGAACTTAAGGAGCACTATAAAATAATTGACAGGAATAAAGACGTTCTGACAAACCAAATTTCTACATTTGGGATGCAAGTGAAATATGTTTCGCAAGAATTGGAAAAAGCCGATAAACTTTTGACAGCTCATCAAAAAGTCGAACAAGTTTCTGCCCCGCCTGTCACTTCAAATTTTGTATTAAAGGAATCGGAGGCAATGAAGGATGGAATGGGGAAGAAACAGAAACTACTTGATGAAAATTATCGTAAATTCAAGAAGTCTGCCTTATCTTCATTAGATCCTGTCATCGCAAGTTTTGGAAGTTCTCTACAACAACTTGATTACATGGTGGATGATTTGATGGATGGTGTGGGGAAATTGCGTTCTGCCTTATCGTTTGCTCACATCCCATTTACGGATATTGACCAAAATGCACGCCAAGCACTGGATGATGCTGTTAGGGAGATACAACCTTATCAAATTGCTCTCGCATCGGTAAAAGGAGCTGTCCAGTCCCTTCGAGGCGGGGGATTAAATGCAGTGCTTGAAGCATATCGGCCATACATAGATACGGCGCTTTTTGACGGGACACAGTTCCAAAATGTCATCGCATTGAACAAAGCGTCGGTCAATATTTACGAAAGTTCTAAGATGGTGTTTGAAGATATTAAGTATCAGTTAAGCGACAATAAAGCAGTGGCGGTCGAAGCGCTGGACAAACTAGCGGACAAAGTGGTTATTAATTTAGCTGAGCTGATTGATCAGCTCAAGCGAGGGAGCATAGATTTATAACTTAACGTGGATACATAACATAGAAAACATCTGAAATGCGTTTAATGCCTCCCTAGTTTTTTTGGTTATCGAGTAAATTGTCACAAAATGTATGAAAAGTTGTCACTGCATAATCCGAACAGTCATGTATAATAGTAGTTCATGCTAATACAGTTTAAGTTTCCCTGTTTCTAATATGTATCGTTCGATGAAATCACCGTCTAGCATGAGCGGTGTGCGAGGTTAGCGGAAACTAGCCTCGTTTTTTGTTGAGGACAGGAGCTAGTAGGAATAAAAATTTATTAAAATATCTGTAATCTTTACAGGAGTCCTTTTTTATCTTTAGTCCTTGGCTTCATGGTACCCTTGCCGGTAAGTTTTACTGAGTATCAAAATAAATAAGAGTGAATACGACACTTAGAACTAAATGTAAGTGAATCTTGAGATTAAAATCAAATGGCGGGAAAGTTCAAAAAATAGACATATTTAGATAAATTAAAGTGTGTTATAATAATTTATATGCAATTTAATTTATGTGATTTTTTTGAATTGGGTTCTCAAATAATAGGAGTAGGAGGTTTTTCGTGGAGTCATTATTTTTAATAACTGTAGTAATTTTTTTTCTAGGTGTTTTTTTTATTGGTCTTTCAGGAGGAATTTTCAGGTGGCGAGCGCTCAATAATAAAAAAGCGTGGGAGGGTTCTGTTATCCCGCTTTTAATTGTAGGAGTTCCCATCACAATAATTGGCCTTATTTTATGTACGTGACATATCCATTTTAACTTGCTATTAGCTAAGGTCAACGGAAATTGATTACATTTTTTAGAATATGCTCTTTAATACTGAATATAAAGCATGGAAGAAGGTTTCATTTTTCTATACACGTGGTATAAATTATTATAGTACAACATCCCCGTTGTATGACTGGTCAGAAGTTCATTCTAAAGAGTGGATTTCTTTTGTACAGTAAAGTATAATAAAAGATACATGCAATAAAATGTTATCACAAAATCTTTGATTACGACTCGCTTGAAATGTGCGAGGGCTTAAGACTAGCGGAAACTAGTCTTTTTTTTGAATCAAATGCTTAGATGTTTTCTTGTATTGTGATATACTGACACTATCATGCTGCAATAAATTCTCTCAATGAAAATCTCTTACCTGACTCGTCTGGCATGAGCGAGTCGATTAGTTGCTAAATCTATTCACTTATAGTAATGTGATAGTATACAAACTCCCTTGTTTGTATAAATGAGATTTATTTCCTAAATTTTTGTGTATACTCAGGTAAAGCCCATTCTGAAAAGGATGGGTTTTACTGTTTGAGAAAAAGGGTAAATATAATCGAATCCTTGTCGGGGGTTCATCCTTCTGTTTGAGTGCTAAGGCACTCTTTTTTTGTGGATTAAAACTTAAATTGTATACTAAAAAACTTGAAAATTGGTTCATATTGGTCATTCGCGATTAAAAACGGACTTTTTAAGGGATTTATCGTTTTCGTATTTAATTTTATGCTATAGTTAAAGTGTTACATAAACAGCAAAAAGGGGGAGAATTACATGAAAACAATAAGTAAGATATTCATAGCCGCAATAATAACAATTCTGGTTCTAGTACCTTTGAGCAGTAGGATTGTTGTGCAAGCAAGTAATAATGAGCCAGAGAGGCCGGTTACAAAAATGACAAGTGGGGTAGCATTGAATAAGATAGAGTATGATACGATTCAAACAGAAGATGATTTTTATTATATAACTACGCAAGGAAATGATATGCTTGTAACGACAACCATTAAAAATTCAGATGGGACAGTTACATTGACTAGTAATCCGGAAACCGGAAAAACGTTCGTTTCAAGTGATTTTATGACAGAAGAAGAAATTCAAGAATTGCAAGAGGAAGCCGATAGTCAAGAAAGAATAAGAGATCTTATATCAGAAACACCTAGTACAACGTCAATGCTTAGATCTCAAACAGGTTCCTGGGCATGGTCGAGTTGGCAGAATAAAAGTATAACCAACAATAAAAAATTCACGATACAAACTGCTATTACAGCTCTAGGAGCGAAATTTGGAATGTATGGCGTTGCTGCGTCATCAGTGGCCAATATTATTGTTCAATATGGAATGAAGACAGGGTATTTTAAGGTTAGAGCTGCTACCCGAAAAGATACAGACTATAACTATGTTTGGACTAAAAATCAAGTAAAGCTTTATAAAGAGAGTAGTCGAAAAACACTATTAAGTACTAAAGAGTCTACCGCTAGAAAGACACATGTATTATACGGCTGAGGAGTGAATTCAAATGAACAGTTGGATAGCAACAATAGTAACAGTATTAATTTTAATTTTAGTCTGGCTCATTATACCCCAAAAATATTTGTTTTGGGGTATAATGACTGCGCCTGTAATTGGATTACTTGTGCAATGGCTATTTAGCAAGAGAAAATCAACTCATAACTAGTTGCATACATATGGTAAACTAACTAAAAAGGCT